TTGCAGCACAAACTTTAGCAGAAAAGGGTGTTACTCCAGACCAAGTAGGTGATGGAGTTGTTAACGCACTTACAAGAGATTATTCAGACTTGATGAAAGTGATTAATAAGGATAAATAATGGCATCTACAACCGAAAACAATTTAGACCCAGATACCAGTATTGGTTTCTCATTTCCACTTGGATTTGTTGGTGATCGTTTTTTTAATAGAACTAAAACTATAGAAGAACAGGCAGAACATAATTTAAGAAATTTATTATTAACTAATATAGGTGAGAGAGTAAATCAACCAGAGTTTGGTTCGAGATTATTATCAGTTGTTTTTGAGTTTAAAGATGATGCTTTAATTGAAGAAGTTATAAACGAAGCAGTTGATAGATGGTTACCATATGTAACTATAAACGAAGTTATAACAGTTGTTGATGCTACAAACCCAAACAGATTAAATGTATCAATAGATTTTTCAGTAGCATCATCACCAGGTGCTACAAGTCAAATAGTTTTAGATTTTAATGCTACACAATAGGAGATAGTAAATGCCTACGAATACGACAGGCCCAATAAAAGATGTATCCAAAGAAGTCAAATATTTAAATAAAGACTTTGAAGGATTTAGAAATGATTTGATAGAATATGCAAAAACATATTTTCCAACTACATACACAGACTTTAATGAGTCTTCTCCTGGAATGATGTTTATTGAAATGGCAGCTTATATCGGTGATGTACTTTCTTATTATGTGGATAGTCAATTTAAAGAATCTATCTTAGCATACGCTGAAGAAAAAAGAACAATTTATAATATAGCACAATCTTTAGGATACAAACCAAAAGTTAGTTATCCTGCAACAACTGTATTAGATGTTTATCAAACTGTACCTGCTACAGGAACAGGAGATTCTACAAGACCTAATATGAATTATGCTTTAACTGTTACAAATAATACAAAAGCAAAATCAAAATCTACAGGTAAAACATTTAGGTTTATGGATGATGTAAATTTTAAATATTCAAGTTCTTACGATCCTACTACAGTTTCTATTTTTGAAACATCAGCTAATGTTCCAACAAAATATTTGTTAAAGAAAAGAGTGAGAGCTATTAGTGGTGAAGTCAAAGAAGAATTAATTACTTTTACTTCTGCAGTTCAATATGATAAAGTAGTATTGGGTAATCCAAATGTTATAGAAATAATTTCCGTTACAGATAGTGATGGTAATAGTTGGTATGAAGTTCCTTTCTTAGCACAAGATACAATATTTGATGAAGTAGAGAATACATCAGCAAATGATTCTGATTTAACACAATACAACGATACAGCACCTTATCTATTAAAGTTAAGAAAGACACCACGAAGATTTACAGCATTTATCAGAGACGATAATAGAACTGAATTAAGATTTGGTGCAGGTGTTTCAGATAATCCTGATGAAGAGATTATTCCAAATCCAGATAGAGTTGGTTCATCGTTAGCAAGTGGTATTAGTAAGTTAGATACTGCATTCGATCCTGCAAACTTTCTTAATACAAGAACTTATGGATTAGCACCATCTAATACAACACTTACAATAAAGTATACAGTTGGTGGTGGAATACAAGATAATGTTCCTGCTAATGATATTAAAAATTTAAATGATGTTACATATGATATTGACGATTCTGCTTTAGTAACAGCTACGGTTCAAGAAACAAAAGATTCTGTAGCAGTTAATAATCCCGATCCCGCTGGTGGTGGTAGAAGTGGTGAGTCACTAATAGAAATTAAAAATAATGCACTTGCTTATTTCCAAGCACAGAGTAGAGCAGTTACAAAAGAAGATTATATGATAAGAGCAATATCATTACCACAAAGATTTGGAAACATAGCAAAAGTTTATATTGTTCAAGACGAACAACTTAACCAAGCTGAAGAACAAGTTCAAGAACCAGAAGTTAGTGTACAAGATGCACCACCACTTGAAGAACAAATAGAAAATATAAATCCGTTAGTTCAAGAAGCAGCTGATTTAAAATCAACAAGAGCAGAAGCTAAAGTTCAAACTCCTGCAAAGGTTAGAGAAACTATAGCAAAAGCTAGAATGACTTCACCTAAAAAAGCAAACGAAACACTACGTGGAGCATCAGCAGCAAATCCTCTTGGTAGACGTGTATCACCTGGTTTAAGAAAACCAATTAAAACTGGTGGAAGAGGAGGAGGATACTAATGGCTAAAAAACAAGCATCAAGAATACCTAATCCATTAGCATTGAATATGTATGTGTTAGGATATGATTCAAAGAAAAAATTAACAAATGTAAATCAAGCAGTAAAAGAAAACTTACAAACTTATCTTGGTCAATATAGAATGGTTACAGACGCAATCAATATTAAAAACGCTTATATAATAAACATCGGTGTTAAGTTTAGTATTATGACAAGACCAAATTTTAATAAGAACGAAGTTTTAGTTAGAGCTATAGAAACAGTAAAAACATTTTTTAATATTGATAGATGGCAAGTTAATCAACCAATTGTTTTATCTGATTTAGTTTATCAGTTAAGTTTAGTTGATGGTGTAGCTACGATAGTTCCACCTGTAGAGGATAACAAACAATCCTTACCGATTGTTATAACAAACAAATACAAAACTGCAAATGGTTATTCTGGCAATCTATATGATATAGACACCGCTACAAAGAATGGTATTATTTATCCATCGTTAGACCCTTCAATCTTTGAATTGAAATTTCCTGGTACGGATATTGAGGGTAGAGTAGTAGGAGACAACTAATGCATTATTTCGAATTTGCTACAGCAGACGCAACATTATATGAGGGTGAAGCAACCCAATCAGTAAACACAGGTTTAGACCCTATACTTGAAGTTCGTAAAGATATGAACTATAGTGGAACGACAATAAACGTATCAAGAGCATTAGTTAAATTTAATCTTAGTTATATAAGTGCTTCAGTTCAAAATGGATTGATACCTAAATCAGCAAAATATTATTTAAATCTATACGATGCAGGTTCAAGTGATTTACCATCATCACAAACACTTTACGCTTATCCTGTAAGTCAATCGTGGACAATGGGTGACGGAACATACCATTCTAATCCACAGATAACAGAGGGTGTTAGTTGGAGATATAGACAAGGTGAGAATGATGGAACACAATGGATAAGTGGTAGTAACAATACTGGTGGAACTTGGTTTAGTGGTAGTTATGCAGCTGGAACAAGAAACTTTACTTGTTCTTCTTCTTTAGAATATGAGACAACCGACATTCGTATGGATGTAAGTGACATTGTTCATGCTTGGATTTATAGTGGTTCTTCATATGCTAATGAGGGATTCATGGTAAAGAGAAGTGGTAGTGTTGGAAATACAGATAGTGGTAGTGGAGTTCAAGAGGGTGATAGTACTCAATATGGACAATTGAAATTCTTTTCAAGAGATACATCTACAATCTATCCACCAAAGTTAGAAGTAGTTTGGGATGACTCTTCTTGGAGCACAGGTTCTCTTGCACCACTTACAGGTTCAGCATTAGAAGATACTGTAATCTACTTCAAAGGTTTAAGAGCTGAGTATAAACAAAACAGTAAAGTAAAGTTTAGACTTGTAGGTAGAGAACGATATCCTGCTAAAACATACTCAACAACTTCAGCTAACTTGGCTGTAAAATATTTACCAAGTGGTAGTCAGTTCATAGAACATGGAACATACTATTCAGTAAAAGACGCTGTAACAGAAGATGTAATAATACCATTTGGTTCAGGCTCACTTGTTAGTTGTGATACCGATGGTAACTTTTTTAATGTTTGGATGAATGGATTTCAAACAGAAAGATATTATAAATTTGAATTGAAAGTAGTAACAGGATCAGCATCAAGTGCAACTCAAATTGTAAATTACTATGATGATGATTTTACATTTAAAGTAACGAGATAATGCCATACACAAAAGAACAACTTAAAAATAATGAAAATTATGAAAAAGCAATAGAAGCCGCTCGTAGAGAACAAATAACTACTTTTGTTAAAGAAGAGAGAGACTTTGTTGCATCAGGTTCTAATCCAGCTGCAGCAGGAACTCTACGAATGAAATCAGGTGAGTTTGTTTCTATACCAGAAATAGAAAACGATCCTTCACAAAAAATAGTTGTCAAGAATGAAACTTACTACGTAACAGAAGATGCTGAAAAATTTGTTGATAAAGATATAAAAGAATTATTAAATAACGATCCTGTTCAAACCTTAACTGTTGGTGAGTTTTTTAGAGAGTATGAAAAGTTAAAAGGAACTATTCAATCAGAGGGTGCATTAGAATCTCATAGATATTTGTATGAACAAGCTTTGATATATCTTAATGCAGGAGATGAACTTGCAGATATGAAAGCTGAATTACAAAAAGAAATTGATAACCTAAAACAATTACAGATTGAACTTCAAGCAGAGATACAAGAAAATGTTGAAGAAGATAAAGTTGACGCTGCGTTTTTAGAGTATCAAGGAAAGATGGAGTTGTATAGAAATACAACTAAAGCATATACAAGACAAGAGTGGGATGACAACGGACAACCAAAAGCATCGGAAGCAGCTGGATGGCAAGCTCTAAGATTTGTTAGACAACCACTTGGAAACCATCCAAATAAAGAACATACTAAAAAACACGTATATGTTACATATGTGGGTTATGGTAGAAAAAATAAAAGAAAACAAAGAAAGAATCAAACTCCTGTAAAATTTAGTGTAGAAGCAGTTGGAGACCCAACATTAACCTATGAATGGCAGGATGCAGAAACAGGAACAAGTGTTAAGTTTCATAGTAAAGCAAAATATTTTAGTGGTCAAGACACACCAACCCTTTCTGTGATGAATGGTTCTCAATTTAGTAGTGGTTTTGGTCCTACATTAAGATGTAAGATAACAGATTCAAGTGGTGAAAAATATTCAGAAAATTGTGAAATAAGTAGACGAGCAGTAAGAGCTAGGAACTAGATATGGCAAGTAAACAAATACCTGATTCAGGTATAAGCAATCAGAGAATAGAATCAGACTTCGGTAGTTATCCAACCGACTTCATAGAATACTACGTCTACGACTCAGATGATAACTTTATTGTTTCTAAAATAAAAAGGTCAGGAGCTAAATCTGATTTAGTCGAAATAAATCCTGGTAAAGATTTAAGAGATTGTGGTTTAATAGCAGGAAAATATAAAGTAGTATATAATTTTTTACGACAAAGAGGTGGTAAACCAAGAGTATTTTTTGTAGATGAAATAGGTGAGTTATGGAATGGTGATGTTCGTCAAGAGGGTGATAAATATTTTAAAGGTGCTGAGTTAGACTTAACCAATCCAAATACAAGAGAAGAAGTTTTTGTTTTTGATGATACGTATATGGTTCATCAAATATCACCATCAAGACAAGAAGTTAGGATAATACCAAAGACTTCAGATATCGGTGAATATAATGCTGGATTTACTTCATTAAACTTTAAAGAGTTTAGGTATAACCCAATACTAACAGATATAGCAGGTGATGGAAAGATTGATAAAGCAGACCCATTTAAGTTTACATCAACATTAGATAATTCCGATCGTGGATTTAAACCAGAAATGGTTAATGGTTTTATAGAAATACAAAACGCATTTATTACAGGATACGAAGAAACAGTATCATACAAAAAAGTTCCAAATCCAACTTATGTAGCAAGCACTAATACTGTGCCAGAAAATAGAATTGATATAGCAAAAGAAAGAGCAAGAGAAAAAGCAGATGTGGAGAGAGTTAAACAACAATCACCAAAAGCTGCAGCTGAATCTCAAGGAGAATTAAATCCTCTTAAACAAGCAGCATCCAAACCAAGTCAAAGACCAAGTGCAAATACTAACAGAGGGTCATCTACAAGAGATGATTACGATTTATAATGGGATTAACAAGGGAAGAAGCAAGAGAACGAGGTATAATTGGAAGTGGTAACACTTTTAATGAACCAAGCGCTGAAGGACCAGCTGAAAATGCATCTTTCGAAGCTGGAGGTCAATCTGCAGATAGTGAAGTTGCTATGGATGTTTATGGTAATCAATCGACAACCATAGTAGAAGTTGTAAAAGCAGCTCAAACTGATGAAGACCCTGAACCAGGTGCACCAGATATAGAAACTCAACGTGTTCCACCAGCTTTACCTAAAGAGACTAAGATTGTAGAGCCTGATATTATACCAATAAGACAATTACCACCTGAAAATCCACCAGAACCATCACCAGAGTTTTTAACAGAAGAGGTTAGAACGTTTAAACCAATCTATAGTTCATTTAGAGCACAGATTGTAGAAGTTATAAATAAGAATACAGTAAAACTTGATACAGATTTTAATCAGAAAGCTCAAGAGAATGGTGTAGTTGAGGGTGATTATCAAGGAACAGACCCAAGAGCAAGACTAACATATAATGTAACATACCCAAACTTTANAATAGANGATTTAAAAACAAGTCTCAATTTTGACGAAGATGTGTCNGCATTAGTGACTAATATACAGTTGGATGATTCTACTGTTAAAGAGTATCCACATTCATTTGTAATGAAGTTAGATGAACCTCTTAATCAAACTGTAGTAAAAGGTGATGAGTTATTAGTAGCAGAAGAAATTATACCACCGATTACAGAAGAAGTTATATTAGTTCCACCAGCAGACGAAGAAGATTACACAGTTCTTAGAAGTCCAGATGTAGATTCTTTAGATTCTCCTGTAAGGGATAGACAAACAGCTTTTGTAACTCAAGATACATTAAAGACAACTGACCCAAAAATTAAAAAAGATTTTGAAGATACATTAGTATCTGCAAGTTTAGCAAGTGTAGATTTAAACATAGATTATTCAGTTTATCCTAACTTTGTAAACTTTAGTTCAGCCGAACAAAGACTTATAAACTTTAAAACCAAAGTTACTAATATAGATGCTTACATGGCTGAGAGTTCTTCTATGGCTGCTACAAGCGCTTCCACTACTGATATAAGAAAATGGGATAGAAAGATAAGAGAGGTTAAACAAGGGTTTACAGGTTACGAAAAATATCTATGGGAAACCTCAACATCATTTGTATCAGGTTCTGTGTTAGCAGATACAATTAGATACGATGCTGCCTGGCCTAAGTCAAGTGGTGCAGGAACTTATGCAGACCCATACATAAATTATCCCGTTACTGCTTCACAAGCATCAACTTGGTATGATGGACAAATAACAAGTGCTAGTGCATATGATGCATCAAATAGAAATAGTATAAAAAATCTATTACCACAATTTGTAAGAGAAGATAGTGGTAATGATGATTTTGTGAAGTTTGCTGGAATGATTGGTGAGTTCTATGATAACATATGGACATACATTAGTCATATGGATAAGATACACGATCGTAGTGAGGGTATTGTAGATAGAAATGAGGGATTTGCAGATGAGTTAGTATTTGATGTAGCAAAAGGATTAGGATTGAATGTAAAATCAAATAAAGATTTAATATCATTAGAAAGATGGCATTTAGGTCAATACTTATCAGGTTCAACCTACGTTCAGTATTCATCTAAACCAGAAAAAGATATACAAGCAGAAATACAAAAAAGACTTGTTAATAACTTACCTTTCTTTCTTAAAACAAAAGGAACACCAAGAGCATTACAAAGTCTTATAAACTGTTATGGTATACCATCTACAATATTAAGAGTTAGAGAGTTCGGAGGTCCTGATGTTAAAGGAAAAACAGGACAGTTCTTAATACAAAGAAAACACGATAAAGCATTAGCATTTTCTGGAAGTCAATATGTAAAAACCAAATGGCCAAAGTTTACTACAAGACCAAATACTGTAGAACTTAGATTTGCTGGAGCAAATAGTGGTAGTGGAATAAATAACAGATATTTGTTAGAAGCACAAGATTCTGGTTCTGATAAGTTTAGATGGGGAATATTATTAAGAGATAACGGTTCTACAGATGCAAGAGGTAATATAGATTTTGTATTATCAGGTTCTAATGGATTCTTATCATCATCTATTAATGACTTCCCAATATATGATACTGATTTTAACTCAGTAATGTTGACAAGAAAATCATCAAGTGGTGCTGAGTTAACAACCGATAGGTCTAATCAAAGTATTAACTACACGTTATATGCAAAACGATATGATGCAGGTAGAAGTAAGATATTCTTAGAACAATCAGCTTCTATGACAATAACAGGTTCTACCTATAATACATCTTTCCATTCTGGTTCTAATAAACTTTATATTGGTGGTTTAGCAAACTCAAGTGGTAAAGCAACCTACAATAAGTTTACAGGTTCTATGATGGAGTTTAGATTGTGGAAGACTGCTTTAAGTGAGTCTAAGTTTGACAACCACGTAGCTGCACCAAATGCATATAATGGTAATCACGCATCAGCTTCTTATACCGATTTAGTTACAAGGTTTTCATTTAATGATAATAAAAATTTAAGTACTGATAAAAATATTTCTGATGTTAGTGGTGATATAAGTTATACAGAAACAGGAAGTGCTGTAGGATTTACAGGCAACTTCTTTGTTAATATAGAAGAGGAGCATAAGTTATTAGTTCCTAATCTTGGACCAAATAGAATAATGAGTAGTAAGATTAGGATAGAAGATTCTAAATTATTAGGTAATTTAAATCCAAAGAAGAAAATGGAAGAGTCATCATTTGATTTAGCTCCTGTAGATTCTAATAGAGTTGGTGTTTACTTTGCACCATCCGATGTTATTAACGAAGATATCATTCGTTCTGTAGCTGATTTAAATTTTGATAAATATATTGGAGACCCAAGAGACCAACACAAATATAGATATCGTGGATTGAAAAAGGTAGCAGAGTCTTATTGGCAAAAATATAGTTCACCAAATAACTTTTGGGATTATATGAGACTTATAAAGTATTATGATAATTCTATATTTGATTTAGCAAGAAAGTTTATGCCAGCAAGAGCTAACACAACATTTGGTATAGTTATAGAACCAAACATATTTGAAAGAAGTAAAGCAGTATTACACACTTCCATGAGTTTTGACAACTTATCATTTAGAGGTGAGATAGATTTAACACAATACGCAGCAGAGAATTTATTCTCAGCAAGTGCAGAATATAAAACATACAATGGAACAATTGGATACGATAGTAATCATTCAGCATCCTTTGGTTCAGAACAATTTAGAAGTAATGGATTATATAAATTAGAGTCAATAGATAGACTTGGAAATTATGGTAGTAACTATCATACAGCTTCAGTAACAAGAGGTGGTCCAAATTATGTATTTAGTGAGGGATTACAACCATTCATTAGTGAGTCAAGATTATCAGAACACAATGACGATTTATTAAAATTTTACACCAGTTCATTAAGTGTTTCTGTAGCAAATGGATATGGTGCAACATATAAATTAGATGGTAAATACCAATATAGTTCATCATTTACAGGTTCAAGACATGATGCAAAATATGACCAATACTCTAACTTAGCAAATTTATTCTATGAGGGTTGTTTACAAACGATAGATACAACACCTGATGGATTTTCGCCAGTAGAAACGAGCGATACAAAACAAACAAGACTTGTGGTTCAAGAACCAGGTAAGTCAAGATTAAAAACTGAGAGATAAATTAGATTAGTATATATTTATAACTAAGGTATACTTTTCTAAAGATAAAATCACAAATTCGAAATAGGAGAACACAACATGGGTTATCTTGATAACACATCAACAACCGTAGACGCTATACTAACTAAAAAAGGTCGAGAGTTATTAGCAAGAGGCGGTGATGAATTTAAAATTACTAAGTTCGCACTTGGTGATGATGAAATAGATTACGGACTTTATGATGTAACTCATCCAAATGGTACTAATTCTTATGGTTCAGCCATAGAAAATCTACCAATGTTGGAAGCATTTCCTGATGAAAATCAGATTATGAGATACAAGTTGGTTACATTACCTAAAGGAACAAGTAAAATGCCTATACTTGAATTGCCAATACCATCAACTGGTTTGACATTTACAAGTGCAGGACAAAAATCAGCGATATCACCTGATACCAAGAATGGTTCAGACGCACAATTAGGATACACCGTTATTCTTCATAACTCAGATGCAGCAGATTTAACTGTAGCAGCTGGTGGTGAAGTTGTAACTGGTGGAGCAACAACTCCTGTATTCTTGAGTGATGCAGAAAGAAAGAAAAGTATATCAGTTATTGGTAAAACTTTCTCAATTATCGCAAGAAGTACCACATCCAAGATTGTAACACAAATTACAATAATTGGAAACGAAACAGGCGCTGTTACGACAGTTCCTATAACTGTTAATAGTAACGCGTAGGAGATAAGTCATGGCTGAAATTTTTACAAGATTTGATCCCGCACAAGATATAGTATCTAATCTAAGACAAACTGTATCTTCAGGTATGTGGAGTGGTGGTGTTGGAACACTTACTACATTCTTTACATCCTCAACACAAAGTTCAAGTAATGGACAATACTACTATGATATGTATAAAACCGATCCAGCTAGTGATAGCGAAGCAGAGATTCAATTTTCTGTAGCTTTCGGTGATAGAAATGGTAGTGGTTCATTAGGACAAACAGGAAACTATCCAAGTAAAGCTATTTACTCACAATACAGAAACCTACTCTTAACACCTGGTGATTCTAAATTCACATTTGGTGGTAGTGTAGATTCTGATAGAATTTATGTATTGACTATGGGTAGAGCAAGACTTCGTGAGAAGATGGATCCAGGCAATTGGGAACTACACTTGAGTGGTAGTGTTGGTATAACTGTAGGAAACCAATTATCACATACAGGTTCATTTGTGAAGCTGATTGATGATAGTGGTGCTACTACAAATC